CAGTAATTCCCGTTGACGTATCCAGCAATCCAATAACTTTATATTGATTTGTTGGGTCAAATACGCATTTTTTACCACCAAAATAAACATCGCCAAATGTGATTGTGTCGCTGGTGCCAGTGCATTCCGAAAGCGCCAAAACGTAATACATCACCTGATTGTTTGAAGTGATGCTCAAATCAACTACAGTTCCGCCCACCCAACTTGTCCCATATACCACCGGCAATTTATTGTCCGAGGCTGGTGGCTGTTGTTGGGGATTGCCCGGATTTGATGCCGCAGAATTCAATGCAGCATTGTCAATCGTTGGGGCAAATGCCTTGCTGATAATAGATGATGCAATCATGTTCACAGCAAATGCTGTGACTGCATAAGCTACGGTTCCAGATACAAGACCAAAAACGGCTCCTGCAATAATTGTTCCGACCATTACAGTTCCTTGAAATATGTTTTTTGCATTAGACGATACCCGCGCTTGGTATAGTCAATTTTAGGTGAATCTGCAATGACTGACGAACAAACAATTTGAACCCGTCCAGCTTCCAATTGCTCCTGCGCTATGCAATTGAAGTGCGTCCAAAGCCTACCGCCCAATGTGGTGCCTCGATGTTCAGGCTTCACCCACCATGCCAATTCGTGAAGCTCAAGCAATGCCGGACACCAGACATTTTTTACCACCATCGCCGCAATGAATCCTCGGTATTGGTCGTCAATCAAGATCAAACCTTGACCAGCCATTAACCCCGCAAACACAGATTCAATATGCGGTATGTCATGCAGGCTTTCGTCTTTGAGCGCTTCCATTGGAGCCTCCGCCACGTAGCCGCGCATCAAAGAAATCAATGCGGGCATATCAAATGGCGTAGCCTTGCGAATCATAATTTCTTGCCAAAGGCGTAATTGATGGTAGAAATAAAGTTCACGCGATTCATGGATGTGTCGCCGTTATTGAAAAACTGCCATGAGTTGTTGTTTGTGTATCGACCAGCAATCCTATTTTGCAAAATCAATTGAATGGCAGATGCGGCAATCGTTATTGTCCCAACGTAGCCACGGGCCTCCTCCATCCATGTCTCAGAGATGGTGAATGATGTAATTACCCCGCTGAAAAACTGATACAAGCCGCCAGTGCCACCACTTGTGAGAAGTTCATTTTCTTCGTTGTAGAAGCCATGCCACATCTCAATCTGTGAGCCTTTAACAGTTTGACCAAGTACCCAACCCAACATGGCGGTATCAATACCGACCAATGTGACTGTTGTTTCGTTGGCTGTACTCTTGATGTCGCGCTGAACATCACCCACCTTCATTAGTGTTCCTACCGCGCTAAAGGCAGTGGAATCGACAGCAGGAACCAAAGTGTCTGAGGGGGCTGTTGTGAAGCGATATATGTCGCCTCCAGTATTTACACGGAGGAAGTCAGCAAGGCGAATGCTGCTTGTACCGTCAACTGGTGCAATTACGTTCATAGTACGCTTTCAAATGCTTTAAACGAGCCGCTCCAATTGATGAACGAGTCGTTTGTGATTGGTGTCAAAGTGTATGTTGGGTAGTCACGAAGCACAACAGGGAATGTCACACCAGTGTATATATCTCCGCCCATTGAAATGGTAGCGCCAAATTCTCCAGCAACACAAGCAACTGGCGATGTTAAAGCGTCAATCAAGCTACGATGAACAGGCACGTTTACGGTTGGGTTTGGGCCTCGCGTAACGTCAGCCGTGACAATATATGAGTACAAACCAACTTGAACAAAATCACCAGCTCTGAACAAATATTTTGAACTAGAGATTGATGGCAATGAGCCAAGCACCAAATTTTTGTTTGCGCTAGATGTCTGCCATTGGCAGTTGCCAATCTGAATCGGTGTCATGTCGCCTTGGTACTGAATATAATTCAGCCAACCAGTTGAGCCAAAGTTCAAATATTGCGTCAAGGCTTTGTCAGGAATACGCAAACTATTCAATAGACCGCGATTCTGAGAGTACAGAAGGTAGTTCATTGGCTTGAGTTCAAACGCAAAAGGAACCACAGTCAAAATCTCTGACGTTGTAATCTTTTGGTTTCGACTGACTGTTTGACCAACAAAGCGTTGGTCATTGATGCCAACCGATTCGCTGATTGAAAGAATGGTTTGCAGACTCATGTTACTTGCTCACTGGTAAAGACCGTTGGGCGGATTGATTCACAGCCCAAATGGTTTGTTTGTTCTTTGCCAAGAATTGCGTGGCCGACTGTGTATCAATGGCACTCATGTTGGCAATGTATGGGCCGTTGTAGACGACTTGAGGCTGATTGTTCATCATGGCTCCAACCATCTTGTTTGGCATGATTGTGCCAGCGCCTTGAGGCACAAACAATTCTGGCCCTTGTTCGCCAACGTAAAAAGGTTGACCAGCATCAGCGGAAGCTCCATTCGCGGCAAATGTTGGAGCAGCAGCCATAGATGGGCCACCGAAATCACCAACAGGAGCGCCCCCACCAGCCGAGGGGCCAAAGAAGCTAAATCCTTTGAACATAGACATCATCTGAGCCTTCATCGCAATCGAGATAAGGTCTTGAATGATGCTACGAGTCAGGTCTTTGAATGACAGCTTGCCAGTGCGAACGAAGTTGTCAATGGCGTTGCCCATGTTGTTAAACACAGCGGAATTCATGTCTTGCAGACGTTTTAATTCCTCGCGCTGCATGATGACAGCCTCACGTTGCTTATCAAGATACTCAATACGAGACGCAGCCGCAGCGCGGTCAACATCCTTCATGTTCTCTTGCTTGTTAAGCGCAACTAAATCTTGCTGAGTCTTTAAACGAGACAAAGCAATGTCCAAGTCTTGCTGACTTGCAAGAATGTTCTCTTTGTAGACTTGCAGGCGTTCGCGCTCTTTCTCAATTGAATCCTGCTCGGTCTTGGCAAGGTCTTCAAACTTCTTGCGAGATTCTTTAAAGAGGTCTTCTTTTTCTTTGTTTGCTTTTGCTTCAATTTGCTTAATGCGAGCAGCCAACTCTTTGGCGTTTTCACCTGCCATAGCAAATCGCTCATCAGCGTTACGCTTTGCAATTTCAGTTTTTGCAATTTCAATGTCTCGCGCTTTTGCCAATTCAATTTGAGCAATCTTCTCTAGACCAGCAGCTTTTGTTTCATACTCCATTTGAGCGACAATTTCAGCCGTCTTTTGAGCAATTGCTTTTGCTTTTGACGCTCCGCCAGCTCCAGAATAAGCATCAATTCCTGCTTGATTTTTTTCAGCAGCGGCTGAATCTGCTTCCGCTTTAGCTGTCTCCGATTCAAGTTGAGCTTTGATTCGGTCGCGCTTTTCTTTCAGCGCATCATAAAACTTGGTATTGCCAGACCTAAAAGCCACGCCTTGCATGGCTTTTTCCATTTGAGCCTCAAGATTAGCAATTTCTTTTGTTGGGTCATCGCGGCCAATACTCTTTAGCCAATCCCAAAATCCGCTTGCAGCATTCTTCAAGTTTTTCCAAAGAGTCTCAAGATAGCCAAGTTTTTTAGCCTGAGAATCCAACTTTTCAAGCAAAGCATCAGACGTAAATTTGATTGCATCTTGAGCTTTTCCTTGCTGATTCAAAGCCTCAATCTGCTTGTACTGAGCCAATGTCAAAAAGTGATATTGCTCATTCAGCTTTTTAGCCGAAGATGCAGAGCCATCCAATGATGGGATGAGACTTTTCGCCACATCAGCAGCAGCCTCGCCAGACAGAGAAGCGACTTTGGTAACGAGGGAGCCAACAGAAGTGAGCGTTCTCTCTGTGAACTGTCCAGAGGCAACCAATGTCTGCATGATTTCACGCGAGTCACCAATTGCAGAGTTGTACTTGCCGCTGATTGTTGTCGCAAGAGAATTGAACTTGTCAACAGCAATGCCAGCAAAATTGCCAGTCAGAATCATTGAATTTCTGAACTTGTTTGATTCTTCCTCGCCCTTCAAAAAGGCCAAGCCAACCACACCAATAGAAGCGGCCAAGGCTGTCATGCCAGCCATCATTGGAGTAATGGCCGAAGCAATGCCTTGGAATAACGGCTTGAACCCACCAAATTGGTCGCGCAACTGTCCACCTTGTTGCAACAGAACCATCATTGGGTTTTGACCACCAGCCAAGCTAGTGATGATGTCGGTTGTTTGGTAGCCAAGCGCGGCTTGCTGCTGCGCTGTCATGCCACCAGTTTTACCCATCTTGGCCTGTTCTGCGGCTTTGGCGGCTGCGGCAACCTTGTCGTAGGCTGCGGCTTGCGCTTTCAAGTTGTTGATGATGACATCTGGCTGATTGCGGTACTTACCAAGACGAATTTGGTCTTCAATCTTTTCAAGCTCGGTAAGGGTCTTGCCGTAATTCTTGGTCGCCATTTCAAGGCGCACAATTTCCTTGGCTGCATCTTCACTGTCACGCTTGATTTGAGCCTTGAACTTGCCAAACTTTTGTTGAGCCTCAGTGATCTTGGTGACAAGTTCAGCAGAGTCCAAGCCAAGGACAATACCAAGTCGAGCAATGTTTTGTGATGCGGCCATGTTAAATCTTCCGTTTG